ATAACAAGAAATGGAAATGCGTTGGATACACAAATTATTGAGGCATCGTCAGACGAGGGTACAATTTATCCTTATGGTGGGGTCAGAATAACTGTGCGTGTAATGTACGAATTTACAAGGGGGACTGCATAATGGCTATGGATATAGTAATGGTTAAAGGAGACACCAAAGTAAAAATCTCGCCTGACTTTCAAGAGTATTACGAGAAAAGAGGTTTTACTGTTGAGGGAAAAAATAAAAAAATATCAGTTGAAAAAGAAACGCAAAAAGTTATAAAAGAATTAAGAAAAACAAAGGAGTAATATATTATGGCGACTCATCATGGTAAGGACGCAGTGGTTCATGTTGGTGGCACTAGCATAGGTCAAGCAACTGGATTTACTGTTGATACGACTCACGATATTGTAGAGGACACAGCATTAGGTTCATCAATGAAATCATTTGTAGTTGGTAGAGGTACATTTACAGCCTCTATTGATATGAATTTTGATGATGACGATACGGCTCAAGGTAATCTAGTACAAGGTTCTAGTTTAAGTTTTGAGTTCATGCCAGAGGGTTCGGGTTCTGGAGAGCAAAAACTATCAGGAACAGGAATCGTTACTGGAATGAGTGTTGGTGTTACTTTAGACGGAGTAACAACTAGAACAGTTTCTTTACAAGGTACAGGCGGCTTAACTATCGGAACAGTATAATTTAATTTATGCCAGACGATAAAAAACCTGATTACTTTGACGGAATACGAGATCATTTTACTGGATTAGAAACACAAACTATTGAAGTTCCTGAGTGGGGATTAGTTGGCGATAAAGCGATTTATTGCAAACCTTTCAACATGATGGAAAAAGCTAAAATATTTAAAGGTGCTACTAATACTGATCTTAATGTTTTAATTGATGTCATAATAGAAAAAGCGTGTAACAAAGACGGAGAAAAAATGTTTAACGCTACTCACATTCTTAGTTTTAAAACAAAAGCAGATACAAACATAATAGCTGATGTCGCCAGTAAAATTATGGGTACTCAAAATGTCGATGTAAACGACAATAAAAAAAACTAAAAAATAATCCAGAACTACACAATATATTTGCTTTAGCTGAAAAACTGCATAAGACTGCATCAGAAATCTTGCAAATGCCTCATGTAGAGTTTAATATGTGGCTTGCTTACTTTGATCTTCAAAGAGAAGAAAGAGAACGGCAAGAACGAATTTTAAAAATGAAAAAATAGATGGCAACAAAAAAAGTAAATATTGATCTAGTAGCAAAAGATAAAACTAGACAAGCCATGCAATCAGCAACCAAAGGCGTTGATGGTGTTAAAAATTCAGTATTAAATTTAAAAAATGCACTTATCGGTTTAGGTGCTGGTGTTGCAATAAAAGGTTTTGTTGATGTAGGTAAATCAGTAGAATCACTTCAAGTTAGATTAAAATTTTTATTTGGTAGTGTTGAAGAGGGTGCAAAAGCGTTTGACGCTATGGCTAAATTTGCTGGTAAAGTGCCTTTTTCACTTGGAGAAATTCAATCAGGTGCGGGTGTACTTGCTGTTGTTAGTAAAGATGCAAACGAACTTTCAAAAGTTTTAGAACTTACTGGTAATGTTGCGGCTGTTACAGGATTGGATTTTAGAACAACGGCAGAGCAAATTCAAAGGTCATTATCAGCTGGTATTTCAAGTGCTGATTTATTTAGAGAAAAAGGTGTTAAATCTATGTTAGGATTTAGTGCTGGTGCAACTGTTTCAGTAGAACAAACAAGAGAGGCGTTATTTAGAGTTTTTGGTAAAGGCGGAGAGTTTGCTGGTGCAACAAGTGATTTAGCTAACACTTTAGAGGGAACTTTATCAATGATAGGAGATAAGTTCTTTAATTTTCAAAAAACTGTTGCAGAGGAATTTTTCGTTGCTCTCAAAAAAGAATTTGGTGCATTAGATGAAACACTTGCCGCAAATGAAGAATTAATTACAAGAATAGCACAAAAAGTAGGTAAAGGATTAGCTAACGCAGTAACAGCATCATCTAACGCTATTAAGTTTTTAAATGATAATGCACAACTACTAATAGCCACGTTAAAATTTTTTATAGCTTTAAAACTTATTATATTTTTTAAAAATCTAGCAACATCAATAGAACTTGCACAAATAGCTATGCTAAAATTTAACAAAACAGTAAAAAAAAATTTATTAATTGGTGGATTGGCTTTAGTTATTTCACAATTAGATGTTTTTATAAACAAAATAAAAGATTTAGCTGGTATTGGTAGTGATGATATTGAAGATAAACTAGCACCTGGTCTTAAATTAATGACTGTAGTTGATGAGTTTGGTAGAGAAATTAAAATAGTAGTAAAAGATTTAGAACACGCATCTAATACTATTGAGGTTGGAATGCTACCACCAATAAAAGAGGCAGAAACAAGATTTCAAAAAATAGTTAGACATATAAAAGAAACGGCAGAAAAACTAGGACAATTAAATAAAGATGCTTTAGAAAAAGCAAAAGAAAAATTTAAAAATATTGGAGATACAGTAGCAAAAGGTATAAACGAGGGCATAACTAAAACAAGTGAGGCTCTGGCCCGTTCAGTAATATTAGGAGAAAATCTTGCACAAACATTTAAAAAAGTAGCACAAGAGTTGGCAGTAAAAGTTTTGAGTGCAATTATAGAAATAGTTGCAAGAAAAGGTGTTGAACTTGCCATAGAAAAATTAATTACAAAAGAAAAACAAAAACAAGCCGCTATTAGCAAAGCCTCTACTTTCTCAAGAGGTTTAAGTTTTATAGGTTCATTTTTAGGTTTTGCTGATGGTGGACGACCACCCGTAGGCAGACCATCAATAGTTGGAGAAAGAGGGCCTGAGTTATTTGTACCAGATCAAGCGGGTACAGTTGTACCAAATAATCAACTTGGAATGTCAAAAGCAGTAACAGTAAATTTTAATATTAATACTGTTGATGCAAGAGGTTTCAATGAATTATTAGTTAATAGCAGAGGTGTAATTGTAAATATGATAAATACAGCTGTTAATGAAAAAGGTAAGGCGGCATTGATATGAGTGGTTCTTTACCTGATACAGCGTTCAACGCAATTAATTTTAAATCAAATCAAAAAACTTTATTTAGTGAAACTGATAGTGGCAAAACATTTAGGAGACAAGTTCAAGGCCAAAGATTTAGTTTTACCTTATCATATCCTACTATGACCAGATCAGATTTTGCCCCAATAATGGCTTTTATAATGAAACAAAGAAGTCGTAAGGAAAATTTTACTATAACTTTACCGACTACTTTTGATAGTCAAGGTAACGAAACAGGAACTTTATTAGTAAATGGTTCTCATTCTGCTGGAGATACAACTATAAATATTGATGCTTTTGCTGGCGATGGTGCTGGAAGATTAAAAGCGGGAGACCTAATCAAATTTGCACATGATAAATTATATATGGTGGTTGCAGATGTTACATCTTCAAGTAACGCCGCAACTGTTACTATAGAGCCACCACTTAGAACTGCATTAGCTGATAACAGTTCAGTAACTTATAAATCTGTGCCAGCAACAGTTCATTTAAATAGTGATATGCAAGAGTTTGAAACAAGTGCAAATGATAAAGATGGTAACTTACTTTTTAATTTTGAGTTTGATGTTATTGAGAGTTTATAATGGCAAGAGGATTAACCAGTTCCATAAAAACAGAACTAGCAACAGGGGTCATTGACCCAGTATTATTAGTAGAAATAGAATTTGGTACACCAGTCTATTTAACTAACGCACCTTTTGACATAACATCGAGTGTATCGGGTTCATCAAGAACTTATCTTACAAACGGACATTTAAAAAATATTACTGGTATTAATGAAACAAACAAACCAACAAAAAACAGTTTACAGCTTACACTTTCTGGAGTCGATCAAACATATATATCAATAGCTTTATCAGAAAACATAATTAACAAAGAGGTTTATATTTACAGAGGTTTTTTAGATGTAAACAATGCTCTTATTGCTGACCCTTTTTTATTATTTTTTGGAACAATCGATGAATACAGAATATCTGATACAACAAGCACTGCTAATTTAGTTTTAAATTTAACTTCACATTGGGGAAACTTTGAAAAAACAAGTGGTAGAGTTACAACAGACAATTCGCAACAAAGATTTTTTAGTGGAGATAAAGGTATGGAGTTTGCCGCTTTGACTGTAAGAGATATAAAATGGGGTAGAGATTAATGTCTAGTTTTCATTTTTACGAGGCATCAAACAAAAACATGGACGAAATATTTGAAATATTAAATGAGTTTGAAAAAGAGGCCCCAGCATTAGATTATCCTCACATACACAGAGCAAAGATGAAACAAACTTTGATGATGTTTTTACAAAAAGGAAAAATAATTTTAATCAAAGATTTAGATAAAAATAAAATAGTTGGAATAACAATTTTTTTATTTAACGAGTATCTTTGGTCTAAAGAACAGTTACTATCAGTTCAAGTAATTTATATATTAAAAGAATATCGATCATTTAAATTATTTAATCAAACTATGGATATAATTAAAAATCAGGCAAAAGGAAGACATATTCATTTAACAATATCAACTAGATTGATGGCAGATAAATTATTAGATAGATATGGGTTTGAAAAATTAGGCGGATTGTGGAGGTACTCAGATGTGTGACCCAGGTGGAATTATAGAGGATATAGTTGATACAGTAACAGACGTTGTAGATTTTGTTGTTGATCTTGTTGTAGATGTAATTAGCTGGATAAATCCTATTCCTGAGATACCTGACTTTGGAGGAAACCAACCAGACCTGAATGCAAGAGGTGTATTAGTAAATAAAATCAGTGCAAATGCACATATACCAATAGTTTACGGAACAAGACAAGTAGGCGGAAA